ATGGGAACAATCCTCTAGTTGCATTACCTAATCTAGTTCTAGTAGATACATCATAAAGAAGTTTTTTAGTTTCAGTAAGCGCATGTGATGCACCTATCTTATCTATAATCTCTACTTTGTTTATGCCGCCTTTAACTCCTTGGTAACTTTCTAATTTTTTAAGTACAGCTTTTTCATTCTTAGTTCCTGTAGCTAGTCCAGCTTCTTTAGCTTGTTGTACTAACTTCTTAAGTGTTGCTGCATTAGCATGTTGTGCAAAGTCTCCCACTTTGTCCCAGTAATGAAACTTAAAGGTTGGCGCTCTTGACATTGTCTTAGTAGGAATAGTCATAAAGAAATTAAAAGATTCATCTACAAAGTCATCTAACCTTCTAGTTTGTGATGTCATTGCATTCTTTAACTCTCCACGTGCTTGTTCTGGTAATACTTTCTCAAACTTCTTAACGAAATCTTTTTTCATCTTCTCTTGATTTTTTCTTAACTGTGTAGTTATAGAAGTGTATTCAGCATCACTAAGCTGACCAGCCCAGTATTTACCCATGTCTATATTTTCTAACCCTACTAACTCTGCAGCATCCATTGCTTCATCTGACAAAGCTTTAAGTAAATCTTCTTTACCATTCTCATCTATCCAGTTTCTAGCAAGTCTTGCTCTATTACCTTTAGTGCTTGTCTCTACAATTCCACCAGTAACTTGTGCTACTGAAGCATTTGCATAGTAAATAAACTCTTCTGCTTTAGCTTTACCTGGCGCACCATTAAAGCCAGCTCCTTTAAAAGCGTGTCCTTCTGCACCTGTAACTTTTCTAATATGTTTATTTAATGGGTTACCTTGTGTCTGTGCTTCTTTAATTAATTTATTTAGCTGCGCTTTTCTAGCAGCAGTATTTGGTTCTAATTGTATTGCCGCAAGTCTCCTGGACAATGGGTCAAACTTGTGTTGCATAAAGTTTCTAAATGATGCTTCACCCCAAGCTTTTCTATTCTCTTGTCTTGATACTGTAGTAAATCTACCTGTTCCACCTGTTCTTCTGGAAGCAGAAGTTATACCTGCACCATTCAAAGTTACATCAATAAACTGTGCGTTATCTTCAAAAGAACCTAATAACATCTTGCTCGATTCTTTTTCTTTACCAAAAGGTCTAGCAATCATTTGTGCTGGATGTGTAATAACATTCGTAACACCAGAAGATAACATTCTTAATTGCTCTTCTGCTATAACTCTTATTGTCCATGCTGGTCTTAATAGAACTAATGGTTTAAATAAGGCACCATAATACCAATCCATAAATCTTCTGGTTGATTCTACATTCCCAGAAGCTAGTAATTTAGTTCCTACTTTTCCTAGTGTCTCATCTAATGCTTTAGCAGAACGTATTAAAGCTTTGGGGTCTGGTAAAAATATTTCATCTGCTAACTGTGATGCAACTACTGGGTCTAGTAACTCTTTAACACCATCTAATTTACCACCTTGTAATTGTCTTAATACATTAGTTATTGGTAAATCTCCACCAGATGAATCTATTGTGTAACTTTTTACTGTATCTTTGTTTTTCTTAGCAGTTCCAATAAACCTTGCCTGGACACTTAATCCTTCATCAACTAATGTCTTTTGCCAATCAGTTAACTTTGCTGTAGCTGCTTTAACAGTAGTATCTTTATCTACTCCTGCTAGTCCACGTATAACAGCTGGTTTAAAATTTCTCTCTATAAAGTTAGTAACAACTATTGCTGTTTGTGAAGGTGCATCTGCAGCACTAAGTGCTTTCATAGAATCTTTCATAAACTTATCTGCAGTTGTAGCAGCTTTATCTTTATCCATACTTGATGTAGCTAAACGTATAAATCTATTTAACGAAACTAAACTATCATTTTTATTTTCTGTAACAAGTCTTGTTCCATAAGTTCTTTCCATTCTTTTTGTTAAAAAATTACCTTTTCTTTTAACTGTAGGAACGTTGTTTAATGTTGCCTTTACTAATAATTTCTCATTAACTAATTCAGTAGTAAGCGCATCATCTATCTCATCAAATGATTTACCTTTATTTTTTGCTTTAAATTTATCCAAAGCAACATAAAAGTCATAGTCATCAATATTATTTTTGGATGCTGCAATAATATCTGATGTATTGTTTTCCCATAAGAATTGTTTAAACTTTACACCATTCTTACCAGCAAGAAATTCTTGTGATGTTGGTCCAAATATAGTTTTACGTGTTCCCTGGAGTAATCCAGTATTTTCAAATAACTTACCTGCATTACTTAAGTTTTCTAATTCAGTAAATGTTTTCGCTCCAGCTCTAAGTTTTCCTACTCCTAGTGTTGCAAGACCTACTGGGTCTAAAAAGATTTGTGCAAGTATGTCTAAAGCACCAGTTATGTTGTTGTATGCAGCTGTTCCTGGTTCTATAATTTCATCTATTGGTTTAAATAAATAACGACCAATAGTTACTGTAGGGTCAAGTCCAGCTTCTTCAAATCTTTCTGCTCTCTCTCCAGTAAACTGTATTGCTTCTTCCGCTTTTTTCTTTTGTTGTTCATAAATCTGTACACCTAAAACATTGTCTAGTACAAACTCTCTAGCTACTAATGGGTCAACACCAGCTGCTAACATGTTTTTGTATTCATCTGTTTGTGTTGGGTCAGTACTACCTAAGAACCATCCTGTACCTAAGTCAACTTCTTTACCTGCTGCTTCAGCTTGTGCTTTCATATCTAGTAATGAAGATTTAGATTTACCTTTAGCTTCATCGTGAGTCATACCTTGTTGTCTGCCTTCTAAATACCTAACTCCTCTAGCAGCTCCTGCTTCCCATAAGTTTTGGAATCCTAGGAATAAACCACGTGATGCACCTTTTGCTTTTTCTTTAACACTGATAGCTTCACGTAATTTAGCAAAACCATTCTGTTCTTTAGCTAAAGATTCTTTTAAAACTATTTGTCCTAATCTAGGGTCATTATCACTAATACCTAACTTGACTGCACCTACTAATGAACCTTTACTTATTGTTGGATATTTTTTAACAATAGCTGAAGCTTGGTTAGCCATAGCTTGTGTAGCTTGTGTTGGTGCAACAGATTTTTGTATCGCTCTTTCTGTAGCAGAATCATCTGCAAAAGAAGCTGCATCAAAGGTACTGTATGCCATGTTACCCTTTTAATAAATTAGCTAGTAAAGGGTCACCTGTTAGGTCAAAAAATTTCTGTATTAATTCTTCTGTAGATTCTGTTGGTCCTTGTGAACCTACTCCTGGACCAAAGTCCAGTCCATCTTCTACTGGTCGTAATGGTTGGTCAGTAGGTGCAAACACACTACTTTGTAAAGCACCACCTAAGTTTTGTCCTGGCGTTGGAGCAGCTGTAGGTGTCTCTTGACCTAAGTTTAAATTCTTAACTTCATTATTTAATTCTTTTAATGGACCTTTTTCTCCATAAGTCATTCGAGATTGGTCAATTACATTTTGAGATGCTGGAGGTATTGCTGCGTTTCTTTTAGTAATCCTGGTCGCCATCTTCATCCTCCTCATACTCTTCTAAAAAAATTGGTTCTGATATTACAAAAAATTGTCTAGGCATGTGTTGTTGTGCGATAGTACGCAAGATGTGTTGTCTTTTAATATAATCTTCTAGGATTATGTCATCACATTCTTCATCAACTTCTGCTAGATGGGTACAAACAATCTCTTCAAATAAATCAAGCATTGCCCATCATTCCTAAAGCTTGTTGTATAGAAGGTGCGGGACCAGTGGTGGCTGGACCCATACCTTCAATCATTGCTGTCTCTTCCTGCGGAATCTCTGGTTCTTCAGCTGTAAAAAATTTATCTAATATGTTTTGCATATTCTCTGGGTTTTTTCTTATCTGTACTACAGCCATGATAGCTTTCTGGTCACCTTGACTTGCTTGTGCCATAAGCGTATCTTCTAAAACTTTATCCATCTTTTCTTTTGTTATTCTCTCATTAACTCTTACAAGGTTATCTAAACCATCTAGGTTCTCTTGTAATGTTTGTGTGTCAATAACTCCAGAACTAAGTAGTTGCAGCCCTGTAACTATCTTCTGTGGTTCATCATATCCAGCCATAGCTCCATACACTCTTCGTGTCTTATAAGATTTTTGTATGTCTTTAACTGGTTCGTATGTTTCTGAAAAGAATTTATTATCTCTATAACCAGAAAGTTCTTTAGTCATACCACCATACATTACTTCATCCCACTCAAGTCTTTTAGCATCTATCTGTTCTATAGCATCAGCCATAATGGTGTGATACTCTCTAATCATTAGAGACATAGATGCACCTAACTCTTCAAGTCCTCTACCAGTAGCAAAGCTGACTGGAGATTGTGAGTCATCAGTAGCAGGATAAGAAGCACCAACACGAAGTTGTCGTTCTATTCTGTCTATCTGTTGAAATAATTGATAAGGCATATTAGATGCTGGTTTTGAAATCTGACTTCCTGGAGAGAAGTAGTTGACTGCGAATCTACCTTTTTTGTATTGTCCAGATTCTAATTCTCCAGTTATGTTTGTCTCTGTAAATACTGCATCTTCCATAGCGATAATGCTCATAACATTAATTTTTGCCATAGATGCCATTAAACCTATAATCTGGTCGTACTGTCCTTGCAGCTGGTCGAAAGAAAATTTCTTTGCTACAACGAAAGCAGGACCACTTCCTAGTGGGTTTGGTATAAAATCTAATACTGTACTAGATGACATGTGGAATACATACGTGCCTTCTTCATTATAATATTCAGCTACTAAGTCACCTTGTCCATTAGAGTTTGCCCAAGAACCATTGTATGAATCTGTATAAGGAGAAGCATAAGCACTTCCTATATTAATTTGATTAGGGACATCCTTCATAATTTTATCTTTATATGCTGGATAAACTCTAGCTAAAGAATCTTTAGGTACTCTTCTAACAATAGACATGTCTTTAGGTTGTTGGTCTGCACCAAAGTAACCTGGAAAACAGTTGTATGGGTCTCGTAGTTCAGCTACTGGATAAGGGGTTCCATTAGCATCTTTCTTTTCTTTGATTACCCATACAGCGTAGCCATAACCTGGTAACCATCTACCAACTTGTGGCATTTGCAAATCTAATCTTTGTACATCATCGTACGCAGTTATAATTCTGCCTATCTTTTCAGCTTTGTTTCTTGCACGTTCTGAATCTTTATTGTTAGGTACATCTATTTTTAAGTTAGGTATTCTTCCTATCTTCTGTGCTAAATGCTCTAAACCAGAACTCATAAGGTTAGGCATTGGTACTTGCCAATCTTCAAAACCTTTTAGCTGGTCACCTAGTAACGCAAGTATTCCATTGGGTCCACCATTCATGATTGAACGAATACGACCACGCATTGCATAACCATCTTGGTTATCATAATGTAACTGTGTTATCTTATCGTATAAAGCTGATTCATTCATATTTTTACCATGGTGCTGTGTTCATATTACTAATATCAACATTGCCATAACTCGGTGTATATTCATGCGCCATGTCAGCAACAAATTCTTTTTGTAATCTTCTTACAATCTTAATTGGGAACCAACTTGCCATAACTATATCCGACTTATATCCTTTACTACTTGCCTTGCTAGCAGCATTTGAAAAATACAAAAGCTGCCTACGATATATATTACTCTTATTTTGCGAATCTGCACTACCATAAGGTAAATTTACTTTACCCTTATCAAAAAGTTCACTCATAGAACCTACGCCAAAGTATGGGTCAAATTTATTTTTTTGTGTCTGGTGTCCTTCTAAGTGTATGCCTTTAGCTGCAGTCCACTCTTTTAATTCTCTATCTTGTCGGATAGCACGCTGAAAACCATTCTCTTCAATAATCCAATGTGAGCAATGATATTTCTTGTACCACTCTTTAATTGTTTTAAATGCTTGGGGTATGCCGCCACCTTTAGTATTTTCTATATCTACCATGTACAGTTTGCCTTCTTCAACATTAAATGCCCATAAGAATGCTGCCTGGTATCCAGTTGCTGCTGGGTCAAGTCCCGCTATCAATCTACATCCAGCGGGTACATGCCCAATACTTCTTGACTCATCACGTGAAGCATCAAGTGATTCTACTTTAAACATCTGCAGCCCTTCGGAGAATGGTCGGTTAAGATATACCATTTCAAATATAGCTAACCCACCAGTCGTTTGTGCATTCCTTCTTTGTGACATAAGCCATTTGTAACTTCTTTTGCTAGCCCAAAGCATGTGTTTCTTGTGGTCTTTATCTAGTCCAGAATCAATAGGTATCTCTAAACTATGTGCAGATTCAATTATCTTTTTCCATTCATCGTTATCAATTAACGAATTATATAAATCATCTGGGTGTTGCCTAGAACCAATAACAACAATAGCTGTATGTTCCTCTTTACGTGATGATAGAGTTGTAGTCCACCATCGTTTAGTCTGCTCTCTTGAACTAGGTTGTATTGTTGTGGAATGGTCCTCAATGTCATCAGCAATAATCAAGTCACAGTCACGTGAAAGAATCTTGCCACCTTTACCTACAGCCACCATTGTCGGTGATTTAATACCAGTAACTGTCCTGGTCTTTACTGTGAACTGTCCAGAACTCCAAGTTTTACCAGTTCTACTTTTAGGTTTAAATGTTTCTCCTGGTCCACAAAAATCTTGTATCAGCTGTTCGTTATTTTCTAAGTGGTCCAATACAGAACCTACAGCATTCTTAGATATATCTTCGTTACCACCTACCCACATAATTCTAATGTTAGGTGCTTTACATATCTGCCATACAGCAAAGTGTGTAAGTAAATCTGTCTTACCATGTCGAGGAGGTGAGAGAATCATAAGCTGTTCACCTTTATCAATAGACTTTAAAATATTTTTAATCCAGTTCTTATGGAACTTAGCGGTTTCGTAGGGTTGTCCAGTCTCTGTTAAGAAGTATCTATTTCTAAACTCTTCAAAAGATTCTAAAGATTTTCTAGCTTCTTCTGGTACATCCCAATCTTCTCTAGCTTCATGTACTGCTTTATCTTCTCTGTATGCAAGCAGCATCCTGGCAACAACACTTTGGTCAATGCCCATATCTTCTGCTACAAACTTCTGTGTAATGATGCCTTCTAAGACTTCTTCTGCATAATCTTCTACAAAAGACATGTAATGTTCACCACGACTAGCTCTACTGTTTGG